TTGAAATATTGCTTAACTAAAAATATTTATTAAAAATGGGCTTTTCAGCCCATAATTATTATTAAGTTTCAACTTCAATTAAACGTTTGGTGTAATCATAGGCGAATTTGGTTCTGGCTCCGTGAATTCCCCAACCAATCCAAGAATATGCATATTGCATGTATTGTGAAATTGGTTTGCCGGGAGTTTTCATTCTAGATTCAATTGACTTCCACTGATATTCAGTGATAATGTAACTCAATTGTGTACTTAAGATAGATGGACTTTTACCAATTGATCTTGCATAAGATCCTAATCCATAATAACGATCTGAAGATGTAAATTGTAAAATCCCAAATCCAGCACCACAAGATTCATATTTTGTTATGCTACCACCCTCACAAATATTAGGAATAAAAGATGATTCTTGTTTAAGATTGCCCATAATGACGGCTAGAGCATTTTTATCTTTTACTCCATGTTTCTGAAAGAAATCGAGTGTTAGTGATTCATTTTCAGAACATCCAATACAAATTAGCTTTTTTTCTTTTGGCAGTTCAGGAGAAACGTAGTTAATGGCCAGTTCCTGATTCGGTAATCTATCGACTTGTTTAATAATATCGGTGTTGGGACTAATAAAGTCTTTAGGATCCGCAGCCATTGAAGAAAAGCTGTAAGCAATAGCAGTAATAGTTGAAAAAAGCATTAATTTTAATAGAACTCTACATCCGTATAGAAAAAGCGCACAATCTCCCTTCTGAGGAGCAATTTCCACGGCTCTAATCACATTCAAATACTAATTATGACTACCGTGCTCATAACACGGGTTTTTTTCATTACGAATAGTTATTTATTATCGCTGAAAGAAATAGCCAAAACTTCGATTGAATCCAAATCAGAACTTAAATCAACCCACTCTTTGAATTCGGATTCCAGTGAATCTGCATCTTCGAGTTTAGATCTCTTAATAAGATATTCAAATCGAGTCAATGCCCAATCTCTGTTTTTCTTGATAATTTTAACCATCGAATTTGTCATTTCATTATTTGAATGCTGTGTATAGCATAGCAGATTTGGCGTCCCATGTCAAGACTAAATAGATAAGAAAACCAAATGGATTGGATCTATAACGATAAGATATTCAATGAGGCTCCTAAGGATATGGAGGGGTTTGTGTATCTTATTACGAATTTAACCAATAATAAAAAGTATATTGGTAAAAAACATTTCTGGGAACGTAGAAAAGATCCGAAAACAGGTAAAAGAAGAAAAAGGGAAAGTACCTGGAAAAAATATTTCGGATCTTGTGAAGAATTAATTGAAGACGTAAAAAATCTCGGAGAAGATAAATTTCTCCGAGAAATTCTTTATATTTGTCCACATAAGAAATCAATGTCTTATTATGAGACTTATGAACAATTCAATAGAAATGTTATTATGAATGAAGAATATTATAATGTAAATATAGAAGGTAAATTCTTCTCTTCAGAAAAAGAAAGAATTTATGATAAGGTTATTAAGTCAGAGGCAATTCATTGATACAATCAATTGCCTTAGAAAGATATTTTTGAGCTAAATCCCGTTCATATATATTCGCGGGTTCATTGTCTAATTCAAACTTAAGTTTATATAGTTTGGCTTTAAGTTCGTAAATATCTGTTATGTGAATCATTCGGTTAGATAATAATCAGCGTATTCTTGAAGTGTAGATTCCACAATAGAATCTGATAGATTTTCAAAGATGATAAGTGCATCTTCAAAGGTATCTGCATATCCTTCATTTACAAGATCTTCTGCAATGATAGATAGTAAGTATTCGAAGTTTTCACTAACACCAGCTTTCTTTGCAAATCTTCCAGCTGCTTCTCTTCTTCCGGTTCTTGATCTTTGAGATGATAGACGGCCTCCAGGAGCAGCGAATCTGGAGCCTTTAGAACTTCTAGATGTACCAGCGGTAGCAGTTGCAACTCTATTTCTACGAGCCTGAGATCTTTCTTGTTCAGATGCTCTTTGAGCAGCACCTACACTAGCTGATGGAAGTAATCCTCTCACAGGTGCTCCAGGTTTACGATATGCAGGTTGAGTTGCAGTATTAATAACTTGGGTTCCACGAGAAGCGGTTGCAACTCTATTTCTACGAGAAGATGCACTTGTTTGTCCTGCAGCTGGAAGTGCCTTCATTTGAGGCGCTGGCTTACGAGACAATTCTTGTTTGAATGCTTGTGCTCCAGCTCTAGTTGCGGCTGCAACTTTTCTTCCACCTTCTCTTGCAGAAGAAGCTAATTCTCTGGTTTTTGATGCAACGGCACCACCAACTTTACGAGCACCTCTGACAAGTCTTGTCAATTGAGCCATTCCACTTTTACGAGCAGAGCTAATATTAGACTGAGCACTTTTTGCTAGATTAGCCACTCCAGCCTTTACATCACCCTTAACTTTACGAACGGCTCCGGTTACTCTAGCCTTACGAGAATCCCACTTACTTTTTTGTTCTGCAGTTTTCTTGTTTTTAGAAACATATTTGTTATAAGCACGAGCTGCTTCAGAACCAGCGGAAGCATAAGGATTCATCTCACAAATATATTCTAGAGACTCGCTTAAGACTTCATCTTCTAAAGACGATTCTAGAATAGAGAAAGCTTCGTCAGAGGAATTTCCATAATCACGAAACTCCCAATAGAGAGATTCCATAACTTGTTCAATATCTTCATCCAACATCAAATCTAAAAATCTTAGATTGTTGTAAGATAATGTATCAAACTTATTACTATAAATTTTTGAGTATTCTTCAGACAAACTATATCTTGACATACTGTTTAAAACTAAAATTTCTACTAGTATTTATAATAATCACAATTTAAATTGTGAAAAAGACGAAACTTTTACGTCTTGATTTACTCCACCGACAACATAACTTTCGATTGCTTCTTCTTGTGGGGGTGGTTGAACATTTTTACTATTCAGCCAATTTTCGGTCCATGGTAATGGATTATTTTTAGCCGGAATATCATAAATAGGATTCAATCCAATCGCCTTCATTCTACGATTTGCAACCCATTCAATGTAATTGTAAAGAAGTTTATCATTAAGACCAATCATACTGCCATCTTTAAAAAGATATTGTGCCCATTTCTTTTCTTCGTCTACAGCAGTACGAAACATCCTATAAGACCAATCTTCTTCCTCCTTAGAAATCTTCTTCATATCAGGATCATCGCCCTGCTTCCACTTGGAAAGAATGTTCTGAGTTAAGAACAAATGAAGTCTTTCATCAAGAGCAATTTTAGAAATGATCTTTGCAGAACCTTCCATCAAATGAAGTTCTCCAAAAGCAAAAGAACAAGCAAACGAAATATAAAATCTAATTCCCTCAAGAATATTTACATTCATCACTGCCCTATAGAGCTTTCTTTTAACTTCATAAAGTTCCGAAGTTCCAATGTCAACTCCTTCATTATTATACATCCAAAGATTAGAAGATCCATAATTATGAGCAGAGTTAATAAAATCATCATAAGAATGAGTTACATTTTTACCACGTTCTTTGATATTTTCATCATCGATGATTTTGTCAAAAACTTCAGAAGGATCCGAATAGATATTCTTAATAATGTAAGTATAGGAATAGCTATGAATCATTTCCATGAATTCCCAAACTTTCATGCAAGACTCAAGTTCAGGTAAAGAACAATATGGAGCAAATGCCATTCCGGGACCTCTTCCCTGTAAGGAATCAAGAACAATTTGATACTTCAAATTGGAAGTAAAAATATGTTTATGTTCTGGTCTAAGTTTTAGATAATCAGATCTATCCTTCTGAAGTGGAAACTCTTCCGGTCTCCAGAAGGCGCCTAATTGTTCTTGAGTTAACTTGTAAAATACAGGATATCTATAAACATCATATCTCTGCATTCCCAAAGGAGCGCCAAAGAACATTGGCTGTTTGGTGTGATCTACACTGTTCCAATTAAGAACAGTCATTCCTTTAATTTCAGACGCTGCAGGTTTCACAATAATCTTCCTCCTGATTTAAAATTTCGTTTACTAATTCATTAAGTTCGTCATCTCTTACTTCTTTCTTACCATCATAAGTATTCTGGTAATATGCAGTTTTATGACCTTTTTTATATGCCTGAAGCATATCATTCACAATAACACTCATTGGAATCATATTTCCGTCATAATGTTCCGGATTATACGACCAGTTTGCACTGATTGACTGATCAAAGAATTTTTGCATCACAGCAACGATATTGAAATATCCTTCATTGGATTTCACATCCCAGAGTAGAGTATAATTGTTTTTCAATGTTGTGTATTGAGGAACAATTTGTCTAATTTTTCTCTTGATTGATAGATGCTCTCTCGGAGGTTCAATTCCATTGGTTGTATTACATGATAAAGAGCTATTATGAGATACTAAATTCTCACAATTATAGTGGTGAACCTCCGGAACTTCGATATCATAAGTTGGTAGAATTTCATTCGTAATTTCAATTTTTTTGATTTTCATAGTTCTCCTTGAATTTGTTATATTCGATTAAAAGATATTTTTTAGTAATAGAACATTTATCC